ATTAATATTGGGTTGCTTGCTATTGCATCAAGAAGCGCGGCTATTATTTGTACCGCTGTACTAAAGAAGTCGCCTAACGTGCTAGCGATGTTATATACAGCTGTGTGGAGTTGTTCAGTAGTAGTCATTTCTCATTCCTTCCGTTCGGTGTACCTCTATTATAGCGTAGTCGCGTACCGCTGTAAACTATCAATCTTGCGCAAGTGGAAAATAATACTATGTGTAGGAATTATGAAGGTACACGGTCATACTTGCAAGCCGGTACACAACCGTGTATATTATAAGTGCGCCAAACGAAAGGCGTTAAACATAGCAGAAAGGGATGGAAATGATTGAAAACAAGGAAATTGCCTACTGTATGGCGAAATTGGAGGATAAAATTCGTGCAGAGTACAAAAGTGCCGCTATTTATCTTGAATGCAAAGGTGGAAAGCAGGACGCAACATATAAACGTATGGTTGCACGTTGGTCATCCATGATTACAGCGTTCGAACTTGCTTTCGGCGTGAGCTATTTCAAGCAGTACTAGCTATTTATTATGCGGGCGGCAAAACGTCGCCCGCTAAGAGAAAGGAAACCATCATGAAACTGCGTAACATGTCCGCTACCGTCGATTTTGTCGATTCTATCACGCTCAAACTTGAAAACGGTGAGAACATCCATCTTGAAAATGCGTACGTTCTCACGTCGTACGCGTCCCGAGTCGCCGTTTATTGCAAGATGCGCGTTTATCTTCTCCCGCGTTACGATTACAGCGTTACGACGTGGAAACATCTTCACGCCTTCATAGAAGATTATTGTAGTTTTGTGCGCAATTATGATGCAAAGACTATTCGAGAGATTGCATCATATGGAGTAGCTGACACTGAATGCGAGTACGCGTTTGCAAGTGGAATAGTTACGGGACATCTTGAGCGCTATTAGGAGCGGTAACATGAATCGAATTACTGAAATGATGCAGGTTTCCTATTCGTGCGGGCTATGGGATATCGAAGTAGAGAAAGACAGTGGAGCCGATATATTTAGAAGTGTAAGGATTGTGCCCATCACGGCAGACGTAATGCAAGTCTACTACGGTGAACATTGGGCATCCATTGCCGCGAATGATTGTGCACTATCCGAATGGCTCGAGTCCCTCGATTAAACATTAATTCTAATAGGAAGTGAGTTATTGTGTGCATTCCATGAAGCGGCTTGCAAGTTGGTTTTAATATTTGACAAGCCGCTCCATAAGAGTAGAATAAGAGTTGCCATAAGGTACACGACAGAAAGGACAGAAAAATGGCACGCAACACGATTCAAAAGAAGTTCACGACTACAGAGGTTCACGGTTTCATCATCAAAGACGGTCAGCCGGTGAAGGTTGCCTATCAGCTAGGGAAGAAGTGCGGATTAAGCACCGCGCAAGCCCTTATCAGAAAGGAGGAGCCGAGTTTTGCCGCCGTTGAGGTTGTGGAGCATGAGCAGCTTTATAAGATGACTTTCGACGATTTCAAGAAGTACGGCACGCCCTGCGATGCTTCGGAAGATGACGAGGACTAACACGCTAAAACGGGCAGCGTAAGGCACGCCGCCCCTGAATGAAAGGAACGAAAAATGGAGAACAACGAACTTTCGACAATTACCAATGATGCGCCCGAATTCTCACGCGGCATGTATTGCTCAATCCATGCAGAGACGCAAGCGGACAGGCTTGACATTTACGAAGCCGTATCAAATTCCCTGCCGCTTGATGACATGGTGGGAAAGGCTGTTGAGGTTGAGAACGTCATTATCCAACCTGTGGAAATGACGGACAACGCGACAGGTGAGCAGACTGTACGCAACCGTATTGTGCTCATCACTCCAAAGGGCGGTGCCTACGGCTGCACCAGTACGGGAGTTGAAACATCGATGAAGAACCTTTTCGCTATCGTCGGTTGCCCGCCGTGGAATCCTGCCATTGCTTTTGATGTTGTTAAGAAGCAGGGGCGCAACGGCTACAAGTTCACCACGCTTCAGCGCCACAAATAACACCTCATAGCAGAGCAGCAAGCGAGGGCGGGCAATATGTCCGCCCTTTCTGTTAAGGAGGTGAGCCGATGACAAAGGCTAACGAGAACGCCCGCGCCCATGTGAAAGACGCTGAACGTAGGGCGCGGCGCAAAATTAAAAGACTACAGAACAAGGGGATAAGAACGGGCGGCATTGCTCCATTTCGCGATGTTGACCCCTCTAACACAAGGGCATTGAACAGTTACGCGCGGGACTTGGAGAAGTTCATATCACGATCTACAAGGTTTGTTGCAGGGCGGGACGGCACCCCGATACCATATACCGCCTATAGGGACTATAAGCGCATTGAAAGGAAATGGAACAAGGAGCACAACAGATATTGGCAGAAGTTCGCGCATCATCCGTTTTTGACCGCATACGGGGCAGCGGATATGACGTTAGGACAACGAAGCGCGGCATCACACGTTAAAGGCTTGCCATTTGGTAATATCGACTATCAACGTGAGTTATTGCCTGAACAGATAAGAAGCGTTAATGATTTGGAGCAGCGCAAGAAGATTCTAAAACGCGAACTATCCCCATCTTATCAACGCAAGCGGATTACGCAGTTACGCAAGAACCTTTTGGAACATGCCGCGACGTTTAATGACCCTCGAATCCCCAACATGATTAAGAAGCTGTCAAATGAGCAGCTTTTTGCATTGCAGAATTTTACCAACTTTGTTCCACTTTATTACCGCTACATAAACACCGACAGAGATAACGTAATGGGTGCACAGGCTGACGCTATGGATGATGAAGCGCAGAAAGAGCATATGGTTCTCACTATTCAGCAGGTGAAGAATCAATACCCCAAGAAGCCAACACGAAAACGCAAGCGTAAGAACTAAAAACGTAGGTAGCTATGGAGTACGCCGCAGATTTCGAGACGACAACAGATGTAAATGATTGTCGCGTTTGGGCGTGGTGTGTTTGTGAGATTGATAATCCCGACGCATTAAGCTACGGCAAGAACATTGCAACGTTTCTTGATTTCTGTAAGGTGCATGGTGGTACATATTATTTCCATAACGCTGCTTTTGACTGTGAGTTTATTCTGTGGTACCTGCTTACCAACGGATTTGAGTACAGCGAGAAGGCAAAAACAAAGACGTTCAAAACGCTTATATCTAGCATGGGCAAGTTCTATCAGATGCAAGTATGCTTTGAGAAGAAGGGCAAGAAGAAAGCACTTACCTGCACATTCAAAGACAGTCTGAAAAAACTCCCCATGAAAGTTTCGCAGATTGCAAAGGCTTTCGCCCTCCCCATTTCAAAACTTGAGATTGATTACACAGAGTATCGCCCGATTGGACATGAATTAACACCCCAAGAACGCGACTATATCAGGAACGATGTTCAGATTGTCGCACAGGCATTGCATCAGCAGTTCGGCAAGGGGCTTAATAGGCTGACAATTGGGAGCGATGCCTTAAACGCGTACAAAGATATCATAGGCTCCAAATGGGATGATTGGTTCCCTAAGATACATGTTGAAATGGACGCGATGATACGCAAAGCGTACCATGGCGGCTATACATATGCGAATCCAAAGTTTCAGGCAGATGCAGACCATGAGGACAGATTGCAGGGCAGTGGTTCAGTATACGATGTGAACAGTCTGTACTCCGATGTTATGTACCATCGCCCCCTGCCGATAGGGCATCCCATTTATTTCAAAGGGCGCTATAAGGACAATCCACAACATCCCCTTTATATCCAATTCCTAACATGCCATTGCAAGTTGAAACCGAACCACCTCCCCACGTTGCAGATAAAGAACAATCCATTTTATTCGGAGACGGAGTATATACATGACACGGAGGGCACCGTTGACTTGGCTTTGACCAACATTGATTTGGAAATACTCATGCAGCAGTATGATGTTACGGTTTTCTCTTATAATGGCGGTTACATGTTTGAACAGGCTACGGGGCTGTTCAAAGAGTACATCGATTATTGGATGCACATAAAGGAGACGACCACAGGCGGTTTGAGACAGCTTGCAAAGCTAATGCTCAACTCGCTTTACGGGAAGTTCGCAACCAACCCAGACGTTACGCCTAAGATTCCATATCTAAAAGATGATGGAAGCGTGGGTTACAGATTGGGGGACAAAGAGACGCGCGACCCTGTTTACACACCTATGGGGTGCTTCATTACTGCATGGGCAAGACATAAGACCATAACTGCCGCACAAAGCGTGTATGATAGGTTCATGTATGCTGACACTGATAGCATACATGTTTTGGGTACTGAACCAGTACAGGGAATTGAAGTTCATCCTACTCACCTTGGTGCTTGGAAACACGAGAGCAATTTCAGCATGGCTAAATATATCAGGGCTAAAACGTACATGGAAAGAATCTATCAGGTTGGCAAGATGGTTGATGGCGAATATAGAATGGTTGACGTTCAGCCGTTCGATGACGTTAAGTGCGCAGGTATGCCAGAGGAATTGAAGCGCATGGTTACGTTCGACAGTTTCAAAAGGGGCTTGCAACTTCATGGGAAGTTGAAGCCAAGGCACGTTAGGGGCGGCATAGTGCTTGAGCCTATAACGTTCACGCTCACCTGATAGGAGGTAACATATGATTGAGCGTAGCTTTAGGATTGATGAAGTGATGCACGAGCAGCTTAAAGAGATAAGCGAGCGAGAGAACCTGCCCGTTTCCTATCTTGTTCGCGTTGCGATTTCGCAGTTTTTGAACGCCTATTCAGATTCTATTGATTTGGTGAAAATGAACGCGAGTGCTTGATAGTGCTTGTGAAGCGGCATATATTGGCCATGGTGATACCCAATCCGTCTGGACGATGACCGATGCGGGGTTGCTACGGGTGATACCGCCCGCACGAGTGCGAGCCGCATTAGCAGCGGCGGCGTTTCGGGAATGGCAATATCACCAGCACAGTCAGCCCTCGCCACGGTCACAACCAGATGGCGGGGGCTATTTTGTTGAAAGGAGAAGGAATGAACCTAGAGGAGTTGCTTGCATGGCTTCGTGATCGCATGGAGGATGGTGAGTACGCCACCGCAGAGACGTTCTTAAAGGACATCCAGAAGCGGGGTGAAGGCTTTGACGAGTACCGCAGTTCCTCTGAAGCGCGAATGAGTGAGTACGCAGCTAACGAGGAAGCGATGAAGTCAGAGATTCAATCCCTTAAAGCCCGCAATTATGACCTGTTAATGCAGGTACCTGCCGACAACAGCGGGGACAATGATGGTGACGGCGTGGTTGTTGAGGACGTTGATGATGATGGAACCGTGTATCACATCGACAATCTTTTCACCGATGACAAGGAGGATGGAAACAATGGCAACTAAGACGGTTAAAACCCTGAACGCGACGAACGCGCAGATTTTGAACGCTATTCGCACTGATGCTTCGTTCGCGTATCAGCAGCGAATTCCTGCCGCGACGCAGGGCGACATTACCGACACGGTGAACAACCTGCTTGAATATCGACCGATGATGAACGAGTTTATTGATGCGCTTGTGAACCGCATTGGCGATGTTGTTATCAAAAGCAAGGTATGGACTAATCCGCTTGCGCAGTTTAAGCGCGGCATGATGCAGTACGGCGAGACTATCGAGGAACTCGCGACAACGCTGATTCAGGCTAAACGATATGACCCTAATTCTTGCCATGAGGATGTCTTTAAGTGCAGCCCTCCTGATGTTATGAGCAACTTTCACAGCATCAACCGTCAGGACTATTATCCGCTGACTATTAATGACATGCTTTTGCGCCGTGCTTTCCTTACCGATTATGGACTTCAAGACTATGTTGGGCGCATCATGGAAACTCCGTACACGTCTGATTATTGGGACGAGTACCTTATCATGCGCAACCTGTTTGCCGAGTACGCGCGCATCGATGGATTCTACAAGGTGCAGGTGCCCGACGCTTCAGCAGCGTCCACCCGTTCGGAGAAGCAGGATGACGCGATGGCAATCACGGAAGCCGTGCGCTCGATGGCTGGAAAGATGCGATTCCTTTCTGGTCAGTACAACGCCGCTGGTGTTCCTACGTTCACGAACAATGATGACCTTGTTCTGTTTGCCACGCCCGAGTTTGTGGCGATGCTTGACGTGAACGTTATCGCGTTCGCGTTCAACGCTTCGGCCGCGGACTTCAAGATGCGTGTTGTCGAGATTGACGATTTCGGCATTGACGGGTGCCAAGCCATTCTGGGTGACCGAGATTTCTTCATGTGCGCGGACACGCTGATTGACTTTGAGAGCATCCGCAACCCGAAGGCGATTTCATGGAACTATTGGCTGCACCACCACGGCATTTATTCTGTGTCCCGCTTTGTGAACGCCGTTATGTTCACCACCGAAGCTGGTACCAGTGTGACTGTACCCGCCATTAAGGCAACTGGTGTTACGCTCGATTATGCGGAGGTTGACGGGGTGAAGCCTACATTTGCAGAGCGCGGTGCAAAGATGCGCCTTATCGCCACGGTTCAGGGTACTGTAACACCTGAAACCGAAGGGTATGAGGTTCCGCAGGGATGCACGTTTGCAATCACCGCGAACAACACTGGTGTCGCGGGCGGCGGTGTTCGCCTGAAAATGGGGACTTTCGTTGACGCAGAGGGCGTGCTGCACGTTGACCAGGACGAGGTTGCGGAGAACGTCACCGTCACCGCGACCAGCACCTACATCGACCCTGCGGTTGCGATGGGCGAGCAGGTGTACCAGCACAAGGATTTGATTGTTGGTATTGGTAAGGCGTACACGGGCTAAGGAGAAGGTCATGGCACAAGATTTCCCTGGGTTGCCAGAGAACATCTATGAATATGAGAACAGGTTTAATTATTCGGTATGGACACCGAACACCACCATTCTCATGTGCAACGTGCCGTGGGATTCTTCGTACCGAGATGTAGTGCGCTTTGATTCCGACAAGGAGCGGGATGCTTATTTTGCATCCCGCACATCCGATGGTTATGCGTTCACGCTTAACGGGCTTGTATATCTGCGATATGGTGAGCCTGTTCGCGTGAACGCGCCATTTGATATGGTTACACGTTGCAACTATATGGTTGTTAAGAACTCTATGCAGCCCGTATCTCCAACAGAGGGCAGACAGCCCGATGTTTTCTATTACTTCATTACAGATGCAAAATACCTTGCTCCAAACACGACGCAGGTGAATGTACAGCTTGACGTATGGATGACGTACTACAATCGCATTGAGTTCAATATGTGCTACGTCAATAAGGGGCATATTGGCATTGCCAATGAGAACGCCACCATATACAATCTTTCCGAGTATCTCACGGATACAGAGGGTCTGAACATCGGTGATGAATATGAGATTACAGACATTGTTATTGATAATTTTCTCAACGAACCGCCGTACATCGTCATTATGTGTACGGCAGACTTGACTGTTGATTTTGGAAGTGTGTCCAATCCTGCACTGAAAACCGCTACTGGCTCCATTAACGATGGTATGCCGTCTGGGTCGGCAGTGTACGCTTGTAGTAGCGAGAATTTTCTGGAATTGATGAAGAAGTTGCAAGATGCACCTTGGGTTTCACAGTGTATCAGCATGGTCACTGTTGTACCTGCCCGCTTTGTTCAGAACGCGACCGAAACAACCGTTGCAGGTATATCGATGTTGAGAATGCCTGATACTCCTTCAGAGAATATCACGTCATTGCAGGTGATGAACGTTCTTGACAAGTTCCATATTCCATCACGTTATCGTCACCTGCTGAAAATGTACACGGCACCATATTGCGTGATTGAAATGACGGCGTACAACGGCGGGGAGATTGTTTTGAAACCAGAGTGTTTGCAGATAAACTCATATAACGGGAATGACAGTATCTCACTTGTGACGGAGACGATCGTTGCACCGCCCGACATTAGGGGATACACGTATGTGACTGATTATAATACCGCTAACGGCGTAGGAGGGAGCGTTCAGGCGGACTACTATCTTCCGAGCGGTGAGGAGTTCCCGCATTCCGAATACAACCAAGAGGGGCTGGACATAGCGATTCAGTTCAGCAATTTTCCGCAGTTTTCACTTGTAAACAACCAGTACATATATTACATGGCATCGAACAGGAACAGACTAGCGTATCAGTTTTCGTCGGCTGATTGGTCACAGCAAAAGGCGCTGACCGCCGCGCAGCTTTCTTTCAACCAGAGCGGCGCGAACATGCAGAACGCATGGGCTAACCAGCAAGTTGCGAACCAGGCGAACTGGGCTTTGAGCGGAATCTCGCAGGAGAAGAACCTGTGGAGCGGGGCTACGTCCATGGCATCGTCTGGGGTGGGCGCTTTGGGAGCCGCTGCGTCTGGAAACGCAGGAGGTGCGGCGGCGGGCGTTGCAAACATGGCTCTTGCAGGTGCGAACACCGCGCTGAACGCCGACTGGATTAACAGGACTACCGCGACGCAGGTGGGAGCGGCTACCGCAACGACGCAGAACAACATCGGTTTGCAGGGCTATATGAGGGACACGAACTATGACTATGCGGTATATGCGGCGAACGGGGATTATGAGACGGCGATTCAGGGCATACAAGCGAAGGTTCAGGATGCTAAGCTAACACAGCCGTCCACTTCTGGGCAGAACGGCGGCGACGCGTTCAACTTCTGCAAGGGGTACATGGGAGTGCGCTTGAAGTTCAAACGGATGAAAGCGAACTTCATGCGGCAGATTGGGGACTTCTGGCTGCGGTACGGCTACTACGTGAACCGCTGGATTGTCCCGCCCGCCGACTTGAAGTGCATGGAGAACTTCACGTATTGGAAGATGCAGAGCGTTTCTTTGTCCACAAGCGAGGTTCCCGAACTTTTCAAAGAGACTATCAGGGGAATTTTTGAGAAGGGCGTTACCGTTTGGAACGACCCTGATAAGATGTACAAGGTTGATTTAGCGGACAACGAGCCTGTGAAGGGGGTGCGTTACTGATGGGAAGGAACCGCAAAGGGAAGCGCAACACGTGGCAGTCAGCCGAGATGAACAATCTTCAGTACCGCATGTACTACGAGCTGCTTGAGCAGATGGCTTGCGCGATATACCGATGGGAGGGCTTGCCAGCGGAGATTGACCAGCGATTCTTGGAGCTTACGCTTTTCAATCGCGGTATGAGCGTTTTCTTCTGGGATGACGAGTATGACGCATATTTCGCCACTATGGGTGCGCCGTCTGGGCAGATTAACATGTACCAGAATCCGTTGGCGTACATTGCGTATGGCACAAACGGGTTTCATCGCCGCTTGAAGTCAACGGAATGTGTCCCGATATGGAATAACTACTTGCGCCGCCCCGACATTAACGCCATGCGCATATACGCGCGTCGCCTTGCAGACATTGACAGAACCGTGGACGTGAACCTTATGAGCCAGAAAATGCCAATCTTTGCGGTTGTTCCTGAATCGCAGAGATTGACCATTCAGAACCTTATGAAACAGTACGTGGGCAACGAGCCTATTATTGTTGGTGCTGATGGGATGTTCGACCCGTCGCAGATAACGTACCTCAATTCTGGTGCACCGTTCATCACGCCAGAACTGCTAAAGGCAAAGCAGACCGTTTGGGCAGAGATAATGACGTACTTCGGAATCGAGAACACCAGCATAAGCAAGGCAGAGCGAGTGCAGAGCGCAGAAGTTGAAGCCAACAATGGGCAGATTGAAGCGAACAGGCTTATCAGGTTGAATTGCAGACGTGAAGCGTGCAGGCAAATCAACCGTAAATACGGTCTTGAAGTTTGGTGTGACATGAACAAGGATATTTCTACCGACAATATGAACACGCTTCTTATGGTTGACCCCGAGATTCAATCGGAAGGGGGCGTGGGGCTATGAGTTTGTATGAAGATGGAGAGTGCGGTGTCCCGTACCATCGTGGGGCTATATTCACGGTTGAACTTGGTTCGCTTGTTGAAAACGGTTTCGATTTGGGACTTGACACCTACCCTATTTTTGACGAAAATTACCGCACACCGCTGAACGCTAAGATTGTTGAGCATTTCTATTTCAGAGAGATTGGTCAGGAAACACCTGCGCTTTTCAGGCGTTTCCTCAATCGAAAGATGAACGAGATTATGCCGTTCTACAATCAATTATACAAGAGTGCCTTGCTTGATTTCGACCCATTTAGCAACTATGATATGCGTACCGAAGGAAGCACCACAGGAACATCCGACCAATCTAGGGATTATTCGCGCACGGAGAATACGAACACGAAAGCCACGAGCGATACAGTCAACGATACGGACAGCACGGCAAGAACGGTTGTCAGCGCAACTCCGCAGATGCAGCTTTCTGGAAACGAGGATTACGCTACCAACCTAACCGACAGCAACAGCAGCACCACTGCTAAAGGCACAAGTACACAAGACAGCAGCGCGGACAGCGCAGCAAGCGATACCACGAAAGCGAGTTCAAAGACGCTAGAGGATTACGTAACGCACGTGAGCGGCATATCGGGTATCACCAAAGCACAAGCCCTCATGCAGTTCCGTGATACGTTCCTCAATATCGACATGATGGTGATTGGCGATTTGAACGAACTTTTCATGGGTATATACACTGATTATTGGAACGCTCTTTAGGGAGGTGAGATTTATGGGAATCTATTATCCGTTCCTTGGTGGCGGTCGAACGTGCAATCAGATTACAACGCCGCTTGTGTATGATGAATCGCTTTCCGTAGAGCAGCAGATTGCTTGCCTGTTTGGGAAGATTGCGTACATTGACAGCGATTTTGTTACAACTGTTGAGTTTGATGATTTTAAGAATCAGATTCATGCAGAGCAGGTTTCACAAACTGAACAGCTTGAAGGGTACACGAATTCAGAGATTGATAAGCTGGATAAAAACTTGCGAGATTTGATTGCAAATTTGCAGGTTGGTACGCTTATCTGGAATGTGACGGTGGGCACGTACACAGACAATGTTAAAGCAATGCGTGACTTCTTCAATGATGTCACGGTGCACGCAATCACCGTAGACCAGCTTGCGCAGCTTGACATGACCGTTGACCAGCTTGCCGACTGCGGGCTGAACGTCCGAGGGCTGGCAGTTTACAGCGGTCAGCTTATGGGGGACGGTTTTGTACCAGAAGGAATCATGTATGATAAGGAGAGTGTATAATGGCTACGGAGTACACACCGAACTATAATTTGGATTTGTACGCATCGGCGGACAAGCCGAACCTGCGCGACCAATACAACGCCGCGATGGGCAAGGTTGATGCGCAGATGAAGAAGACGGCGGACGACATTACCAACGCGAACGCGAACGTCCTCACGATGCAGTCGCAGGTGAGCAAGAACAAGGAGGACATCGCGGCGCTGGAATCCACCGTGGAGACGCACGGTGCTCAGATTACGAGTGCTCAGAAGACGGCGGACGACGCGCTCTCGCTCGCGCAGACCAACGAGGCCGACATCGCGGATACGCAAGCCGACGTGACGGCGCTTACGGGAAGGGTGAGCGCGGTCGAGGGCGTTGCGAGCAAGAACAAGGCCGATATCTCCGCACTTAACGCCAATGTTTCGCAGAAGGCACCGACAGACCATGCGTCGTCCACCACGCTGTACGGCCAGGGAACCGCGACCGAGTACGGCCATGTGAAGGTCGCCGACAGCGGCAACGCTCCCGCCGCCACTGGCACTGCTGCATCGCCGCAGATGGTGAGCCAGGTAGCTGGGCAGGTTTCCTCGCTCACGGAACAGTGGGGCGCGGCTCCCGCCAGCATCGGGAGCGCACTTTCGAGCGGGTGCAGCGTCAGCGCATGGGGTAAGGTCGTCACGGTGACCTGTTCGGGCGTGAGCATACCAGGCAACGCGAAGACGCAGATTGGCACGCTAGGGGCACAGTACGCGCCACCAGTCACGACGACTGGCGCGGTGGAAAGCTCTACGAGCGGCACCCCACGACTTGGCTATCTTCAGGTGGACACGTCGGGTAACGTGTTCATCAACATGCAGACAGGTGCATCCACATCCGAGGGTGCGACGGGAGTTTTGACGTACCTCGCGGGATAGGCGCAAGTACGAAGACAAGCTAGAAAGAGGTGCAGCATGCCCACAACCAGAACCATATGCTACTACGCGATGTACGTCATCGGCGAGGTGGAGTCCGAGTGGGACTGGACAGCCGTGTATTACAGCGACCCAATCACCATCGGTATGATGCAATGGTACGGTACGCGGGCGGCAGCCCTCCTAAACCGAGTCAAGGACGATACGCCGACTGCCTACGGGCGGTTGGCGTCCTCGCTGCGCTCCGACCTAGAATCGCACGATGCGGGCAGCACGTGGTGGAACAGCAGGTACCTCAACAGGGACGAGGGAAACAGCATCATATCTGTTTTCCAAGATGAAGAAAACCACGTCATTCAAGAGAATCAGGCAATTGCGGACTTCGAGGGATATATTGAGACGCTTGAAAGTTGGGGCATGAGCCAGTCCTATCCTAAGCCGTTGATTTTCGCGATGAGCATGTACCATCAATCGCCAGCAAGCGCTGGACAGGTTATTGCAACTGCGGGCGGCAGCGCCGACCTCGATAGGATATACGGCGTTTGCATGAACCATGGGGTTCTTGGGCAGTACAGGAATCGCTACAACACCGTGTACCAGAGGTTGCAGGAATGGGACGGCGAGAGCGAGCCGCCCGACTTCGGTCAGAGCGGGGACGTTGACACCACACCAGGCGGCAACGAGCCAGGCGTCGGAACAGGTGCGAGCAAGCTGGGCTATATCATTCAGAACGGAGACACACTTGTCCTTTACGGCAAGGACGAGTACAAGAACGGAGTCATATTCTATCCCGCGTCTGGACAGGTCTGGATAAACGGATTCAACGCAGACGGTACGGACATCGGCGGCGGCAACGAGGGTGGCGGAACCGAAAGCGGGAGCGAAGCGCAGAACGCGGTATGCGAGCTGTACCGCTCGTGGCTGGACAGGTTCGCGTACTCGCAGGGCGCTGGACGGCTCGACCCCGTTAGCAGCGGTTACGGCGACTGCTCATCGACGATTTGGTTTGCGTACCAGCAGGTGGCGGGAATTGACGTGGGGACGTGGACGGGCGACATGGCGGACAAGGGGGAGAGGATAGCCAGCGGGTACTCTTCTGACGACCTTCCCATCGAGGACATGGAGCCAGCCGACCTGGTTCTTATCATGTGGCGCGGATGGAACCCGTCGTTCGACCACGTGGAGCTGTACATGGGCAATAATGAACTTTGGGGACACGGCGGGCCAGATTTTGGGCCAGACCAGACCACGACGGATGCGAGGAGCTACCCACGGCGCATGTACTACTGGGAGGTGAGACGGTATCTATGAGCGAGAGCATGTATTATGATTCTCACGACATCATGACGCGGAACGCCATGTTCAACTTCGTCATCGGCGGGCGCGGAACAGGCAAGACGTATGACTTCAAGTACAAGCGGATAAGGCATTTCATCAAGACTGGCAAACAGTTCATCTACCTGCGCAGGTACAAGTCGGAGTTCGACGACAAGCAGGAGTTCTTTCAGGATATTGTCGACCGCTTTCTATCGTGGGAATTCAAAGTTGAGGGAATGAAAGGATACATCAGAAAGGTTACAATAGGTGATGAAAAGCCAGAGAAATGGCGTGTGATATGCTTCTTCATCACGTTGGCAAACGCGTTGACCAAAAAGTCTGTACCCTATCCCGACGTTGATATGATAGGATTTGACGAGTTCATAATTGACAAGGGTTCGCTACACTACTTGCAAAACGAGTTGAAGCAGTTTCAAGACTTCTATAACACGGTTGACCGTTTTCAGGACAGAGTTAAGGTGATGTTCATGGCCAACGCCGTCGCACTGACCAACCCGTACTTCATCGGATGGAGATTGAAGCCGAGAAAGGGTAAGCGCTTTCTCATGGCGCACAAGGGGTACATGTGTGTAGAGATTGTGCAGAGCGAAAAATTTAGGGCGCACGTTGACAAAACTAGGTTTGGCCAGATGATACGTGGAACGTCATACTACGATTACGCAGTTGGCAACATGTTCTATGATGACAATGACAAGTTCATAGCCAAGAAGTCGGAGGAAGCGAGATTCTATTTCGCACTCCGATTCGACAACAGGACGGTTGGCGTGTGGGTGGACTACACGGAAGGTGTGTACTACGTTTCACGCAGGTATCCGAAGGATGCGCTGGTTTACGTCTTGACAAAGTCGGATATGCAGCCTAACCTGCTTATGATAGAGAAGTCTAGCGTCGTGT